GCTGTTAGGGGTTTGGAAAGATATTGGAGTAATAAATACTTTGTTTCTGATGAAGGTATTGTAACAAGAAATGATGAATATTTAGATTTTACTTACGAGGAAGATGAGGGAACCATCCAGACAATGGATGAAAATATTATAGTTATAAAAGCGGCTCTCATAGTTCTAGAAGGAAGTTTAGAGAATCATTCGTGGGATATTGGAAGCTGGAGAGATGCGGAAATATCATATTCTAATATTGCTTCTGGAAGTATAAGAGAGTCTACGGTAAAACGACTTCAAGCTGAATTGGATATGTATTTAAAGTCTCCACAGAAGAAATTGTCCAGCTCTCATAGAATGTCGATATTAACTACTAACGTATAAAGAAAGGAATAGGTTATGGAGAAAATTCGCATACTGTGGGTGAGTGACATGGTAATTCCTACAGGTTGGAGTAGAGTAGCACACGGAATTCTTAAATACTTACCAAGAGATGCTTTTGATGTTACTGGAATTGGAGTTAACTACTTTGGTGACCCACATGAATATAGTTATCCAATTTATCCTGCCGGAGTAGCAGGGGATGTTTACGGGTTTAATAGATTGGAATCTATATTACAGACTAAAAGATTTGACATAATTTACATACTTAATGATATCTGGATCATAAAAGAATACTTAAAGAGAATACAAACCTTTACATTATACAAACCAAAGATAGTACTATACTTTCCTGTAGATTCCAGAGATCACGATCCAAGTTGGTATAGTGAAGTACCAATGGTTGACAAGGCAATAGTTTATACTAAATTTGGAAAAGAAGTTGCAGAAAAAGCATTGCCTGGATATTCATTTGATATAATTCCTCATGGAATAGATACAGAAATTTTCCGCACCTTAGATAAACTAAAGGCTAGGCAGACTATTTTTAAGAAGTCAGAGTTAAACAATAGTTTTATCTTTCTTAATGCTAATAGAAATCAACCTAGAAAAAGATTGGAAAAAACACTAGAGGGTTTTAAGTTATTCGTAGATGGAAAACCAGAGAATGTTCTATTGTATATGCACTGTGGAGTGATGGACTCAGACTTAAATATAACTAAGTTAGCTAATAGATTAGGGATAGAAAAAAGGTTTATTGTGACCAGTCTTAAATCTGGTGTGCAGACTGTGTCGGTAGAGAAGTTAAATCTTATTTACAATTCTGCTGACGTTGGAGTTAATACTTGTTATGTAAAAGGAACTAACGTTTTAACAAATTCTGGATATAAAGTAATAGAAGATGTTAAAATAAGGGATGTAGTATATTCCCATACAGGAGTGCCATCTAAAGTTTCTAATACTTTTAAGTATACCAATACTGAAAAGGTTGTAAAAATAACTACATTTGGTTCTTATCCCATAGAACTTACTCCTAACCATAAGTTATTTGCTGATATTCGCCCGTATACACATCTATTAAGAAACTACAAACAAGATGTTATTAATAATCCAAAACTTAGATTTATACGAGCTGATGAGTTATTAGAAGGTTCAGTATTAACTTTTCCTGTTATAAAAGATGAGACACAATATATTGGAGAAAAAGAGGCTTTTATATATGGAGTATACCTAGCAGAAGGTTCAACATCCAAAAGTGGCATAAGGTTCTCATTAAATCAGTCCAAAGACGATTTACTTAGAAATAACATTCTTCTTTTTATGAAAGAACTTTTTGGACTAGATGGACATATTTTTAATTATTCAAGAAACAGACAAACCATAGAGTATTACTCCAAGGAACTTAAATTTAAGTTTGAAAGTATGTTTGGAAAGGGAGCACATAATAAACGGATTCCTAAAGAAGTCCTTTCTATTACAAGAAATGATAAAATACAATTACTAAAGTCATATTTTCTAGGTGACGGACATTTATCTAACAAGTCAAGAACAATGTCTTTTAGTACAGTATCAGAATCTTTAGCCAAATCTGTATGGTTTCTTCTTACTACACTCGGTTTTATAGCCCCATCATTAGAACATAAATCCAGAGGAGAGTGGAAAGTTACTGTAGGTGGTTCTAGTGCAGACGAATTAGCCAAGATATTTTCTATGCACCTTAGAAAAAAAAATAGGCAACAGCGAGATAAAATGTGGGCTGATAGTAAATATGTTTACTTTCCCATTAGAAAAATTGAATACATAGACTATATTGGAGAAATTTATGACTTAGAAGTAGAGGGAGAACATTCCTATCTAACTTATTATGCAGGTCATAATAGTCTCGGAGAGGGTTGGGGATTACCATCTTGTGAACACGCAGTAACTGGTGCCCCACAAATTGTTCCTGATTCGAGTTCATGTACAGACTTGTTCCAGGACTGTGGAGTACTAATTCCCAATGGTGATCCATTTTTACAGAGTAAAATTATGACCACTGGAAGTATAGTTCACCCAGAAGACGTTGCTGTAGCAATGGAAACACTATATTCTAATAAGGAACTATATTCTGAATTATCAAGAAAGGGCAAAGAGAAATTTTCTTCACCCAAGTACTCGTGGAAAGTAATTTCAAAACAATGGGAAAATGTGTTTAAAGAGGTTTTATAATGGAGATAATCTTTCCTACTGATACTGGTACAGTAATAACTGCGATAAGAGATGCGATTGGCAGAGACGTTACTTTTTATATCGTTGCCTCTTCCACTGCTTGTAGTACCTGTGACCTAGAACCAATAACCAATGCATCTACTGATTCTTTCTGTACAGAGTGTAATGGTACTTATTGGATACCAGTTTACAGCGGGATGGACGTCAATTCTCATATTGCATGGGGCAAAAGTGATCAGATGCGTTGGGAAAGTGGTGGACAATGGTGGGAAGGTTCTGCTGGAGTGCAGATTGCCAGAAATGATGAAAACATTTCTACAGTTGAAAATGCAGTATATTTAGTTGTAGATGGAAAAGAAATGGAAATAAGGAAAATATTACATAGAGGGGTCCCAGAACTCAATAGAATTTTAATAGATGTTATTGAGAAAGCAAAGTAACTGGTTTTCGGGGAAAGGGAGGTGCTCGCCCACCTCCCCAACCCCAAATCACGGCGAGGTGATAAAATGCCATTTAAAAACAAAGAAAAAGCAAGAGAATATAAAATAAGATATAACAAAGAAAATAAAGAAAAAATATCTAAACAGAGAAAAGAATTTAGGAAAAACAATAAAGAACGACTTAATAAAGAGGATATGGAAAGATATTATCGAGACAATCGAAATTCTGAAGCATCTCATATAAACTGGAGAAAGAGTCATAGAGAAGAAATTTCTAAACACATGAAAGAATATTATCAGAAAAATAAAGTTACCAGAAAAGAATATAATAGAAAAAACCTTATAAAACAATATGGTATAACTTTAGAGGAATATGATAAAATTCTACTTGAACAGGGTAATAAATGTAAAATATGCGGAAAGTCCAAAGAAGATAGTAAGGTATCTTTATGTGTAGATCATAATCATGTTACTGGTAAGATTAGAGGATTATTATGCATAAGTTGTAATACGGCTTTGGGAGGTTTTAAAGACAATCCAAAACTATTGCAATCCGCTATAGAATATTTAGAACGAACAAAAGTGGAATAATAAAAAGGAGTGTGGATCATGGGTCAAGTAATACAGGAAGTAAATCTATTGGATTTAATAAAATTTATATCGAAACGCAATCATAAATTACAAGCCGTTTTACTTCAAACTATTGAGGAGTATATTCCTAAAGAATCACAAGACTTTGCTATAGTAAGAAAAGTCATACTGGATGAAACATCTGGTGCTTTTAGAGCTATCATCAGAGAAGTATTTGGTGATGTAGAGTACTTGGTTTAACATGCCAGACCTTGATTTAAAAGCATATCTTGAGTTACAATTATCTGAAATTAATTCGTATGAGAAAAGAGCAAGGTATATACAAAAAGAAATAGATTCGGCTGATAAGAGATATGCTAAACTAATTAAGGAGATGGATAAGTATAGTCGTTCTGATGCTTATACATCTCCAGAATATGCTGTGAATGCGGCATTGAAAGAAGCACCAAAGATTTTATATCAGGAAATGCTTTCAGCAGCCAGAATTAATACCGAGTTTAATCATGAGTTTTTCTTATCAAGATTAAGAAGCGCTGCATATAATCCGCAAACATTTACCATAATTGAAACAAAAGGCGGAAAACTAAAGGTAAAAATAAATCTTAATCAGACTGCCGGAAGTCTTTCCGATTATGGTCAGGCTGTAAGAGCAGTAAGATCTGCAATAAAGAAATATGTTAGTGGTCTAGAAAGTTTCAAAGGAATTCCACCAGAAGCCCCCTACGACGTGAAAGCACATTTCTGGGAAGAAAAGTTTTATAAGTCTGCTAGAGAGGGTGGTGTTGCAATTATTTTTGGAACTAGAATGGTAAAAAGAAAATCAAAGCAAACAACCTTTTTACCACAAGACAATAGTAAAAGAATAACAATAAACAAGACTGCGGCTTTTGCTAAAAAATATTGGGAAACGATGCACAGAAGAATGGAGGCCTCTGGTAAAATTGCCCCATTTTGGGAAATTCTAGATAAAGGTACTCCAGCTATGGCCGCAAAGGGTAGTGGAAGATGGGCAGTTGGTGGATATCCTAAAAATGAAGCCACTAATTTTGTGGAAAAAGCTGCAATGAGGATAGCAGAAGTTTACCAAACGGGTGTAGTAAAAGCATCTACTACTAAGGATGCTTTTGATATGAAAAATGCAGAAGCAACAATGACCTCCATAGAAAATGATGTAAAGGTAATGAAAAAATTACTTGGAGAATTAAATACATCATCGTTAGATGTAGGAGCGGAAATTCTTTTGCGAGTACAAGATAAAATAGAGTTAATAGATAAAGTAAAACTTACAGAACTTGAGGAAAAGATAAAGGCAGGAGTGGCATTACCAAAGGGTGGCGTCTACCTTGGAACACCCGGAAACAAAGTACGGGTTAGATTTAACAAATATGCCAACTCTCTGGCAGAAAAGTTAAATAGTGGTACAATATAAAGGAGAATAAAGGTGTATATCAATAATCCCGGAGTTTACCAGATAAAAAATACACTAAATGGAGACTCTTATATTGGTTCAGCAGTAAATATTAGAACACGAAAAAATCGTCACTATAGTGAACTAAACAAAGGCGTTCATCATAATATTCATCTTCAAAGGGCTTGGAATAAGTATGGAAAAGAAACCTTTACCTTTATTCCACTATGTATTTGTGAGCCAACCTTATTATTCTTTTATGAGCAACGTTTTATAGATTTCTTTAGGCCTAGATATAACATAAGAAAAGATGCAACATCAAATATAAATATAAAGCGAACTGACGAGTTTAAAGAAAAAGTCGGCAGTGCTTTTAGAGGTAAACCGCTTTCTAAAGAACATATTAAGAATAGAGACATATCAAATATATTGAATAGATTATCAAGAAATCCTAATACTGGAATAGGGCAACCTACAAGTACCAGAACATATAGAGTAAAGTTTCAAAATAAACATATGGGTTGTTTTGATACTATAGAAGAAGCAAGAAAAGTTTATAAAGAAATAGTACTTGCGTATTATGGAATAAAGGAAGGTGTACTATTTACATCGAACGCATAGAGGATCTAGCTATTTATTATTGGTTAGTGGATAAATTTACAGCGTATCCATTTGTTAAGATTGTAGATGGATTTCCCATCGAGGATCTAACTATACCATCCATATCTATTGAGCAAGATGAACTAGAAAACTATCCTCTTCAATTGGGAGATAGAAAAGGTGGTTCAATTAGAACTTGGCATATAGATGTTTTTGGCAAAAATAAGTCACAAAGAGATGAACTTGCATATAAAGTCTATAATGATCTAAAAGATGGAATTGTAGTTTACGACATTGTTAACGGAATTCCTACAAGTACCAAAATAGGTCATTTAGATATCGAATATAGAAAAATATATATTGTTAGAATAGATCCAGAACTAGTAAGTCCTCTATATTATAGAGCAACAATTACTATTCTAGCAGAAAACGTAATTTTGGAGGATTAAATTAAATGGCAAAAAGGTTAGCTATTCCTTCTAAGGAACTTCAGATGCACATCATAGGTGCATTGGGTTCCTTTAAGGCATCTAGAGTACAAAAAGCCAGTTTTGGTCAAGACATTCCTTCTACCACAATAGATCAGTTAGGAAGTGCATCACACGTTGGAGAGAGTAAAGACCTCCCAAATGTGACTGTTACTTTCTCTGCGTTTGATGTTGGTGTGAAGCTTTTCTCTGCCCTTACTGGTACTAACGCTGCTTCTTATCCTGGAGCAGGTATTAATATTTCCGCACTTGGAGAAGTTGACGCCGCATTCTATGTTAAAGATCCAGATACTGCGGTCTATGCCAAATCTGGTCATGGAAAAAGAATGCAAGTTAGAGACTTTTCCTTCTCATATACAGTTGATGGTGAATCTACAGAAGATTATACACTTATTGGTTCAGAAAAACGTTGGTTTAAGTATGATGTAATGGTAGACACTCTTGCCCCAGGTGGTGGAACCAGCTTTACTCTTACTGAAACCCCAATTCAATTAAGTAACGGTAATTATTGTCTATCTATCATAGCAGATGGAGACTACTTAGTTGAGGCCGCTGGAGCACCAGCCGCTGGTTTCTATCAAGTAAGTGGTGTTGGTAATAAAACTATTACAGTAAACGTTGCAGATACCGTTACTGGTCAATTAGTTGCCGTATATCATGCTAATACTGCTGGTACTTGGGCAGATGTTTCTGATTCCGATATGCCTGTTGCTATTAAGGGTAAAGACGTTCCCATTACAATCGGTGTAGAAGGCATTACTCGTGTACAATCTGTTACTGTTAATGGTAACATGCAAGTCCAGCCAGTTAAAGAAATGGGTAATAGGGCTGTTATTGGTTATCAACGCCAAATTCCTACCATTGAGGGTTCCATTACAGTATTGGATACTGATACTGAACTCATTGCACTGCTCACCTATGGAGCTATTGTTTCTGGTGTAGAGTGGCAACCAGGAGAGGGTTGTGAGGCCACTGCGGTTGCTCTGACAATCGAACTATTAGACCCGTGTGATACGGAATCTCCGTATACAGTTCTTAAAACCGTTAGTATTCCTTCGATTACTGTAGTAGGAGATTCTTATACAGCTAACGTTAATAACAACGCTTCTCAGGTATTTAACTGGAAGTCTACAGACGGTAGTCTTGTGGTTTACTCTGGTGAACCCAATCCGTAAACTTTAATTAAGAAATAACAATTTATTAATAAAGGATGAAAAGCGGACAGACACCCTGAGAATGAGTAGTGGACAGACATTCCAGGAAGAAATGTCTGTCCGCTTCTATTTTATATAGAAAGGATCGTGGATTATGTCAGTGGAAAAAAATGATCTTCAGAAAAAAAGTGGAATATATATTATTAAAAATATACTTAATAATAAAATATATATTGGTAGTACCACAAATCTAAGACGTAGATTCTGGGAACATTTTGGTTGTTTAAGAAAAAATAAGCATACAAATAGTAGATTACAACGTGCTTTTAATAAACATACTGAAGCATACTTTACTTTTAAAATTATTATTGTTTGTGAAATGGAACAGTTAGAATATTATGAAGATAAACTAATAGAACTATGGGAACCAGAATATAATTTAGAATTTGGTTTTAAAAGGAGAAAAGGACAATACAAACCATCTAAAGAAACCATAGAGAAAATGTCGTTAGCTAAAAAAGGAAAATCAAGTAAAAAAAGAGGTTCAAAAATATCACAAGAACAAAAAGATATACTAAGAGATGTTAATATTGGAAATCAAAATGCTAGTAAAGATTATTCTAGTATAATATTAATATCTCCTGACGGAAACAATGTTACCCTTGGACGTAATTTAAATGAATTTTGTAGAAAACATAATCTAAATGTTGGAGATTTACACAGTGTTATACATGGAACCCGGCCTTCACATAGAGGTTGGATATTAGGAAATGGAGTTATATAATGAGTCCAGTAGAGAAAAACGATATTGACATAAATAGGTTGTTTTCTTGGTCTAAAAAGTCAGCAATAGCAGATGGACATGGAAATATTTTATCAGAAATCTGGATAAGATTGGTTGGAGATGCCGACTTAAATAAAGCCAGAGTTTTTGCACTACGTAAGAGTGCTGAACTTCGTGCTAAACTTAAGGATCCAGCTAGTGATGAACATATGGCATTTATTCAGGATGTTACTGTTGTAGAAAAAGAAATTCTTGTTGATTCAATAGTTGGATTAGGTTTAAGAGATATTACCAGAAATGCTTATAAAGAAGTGAGTGTAACGATACCTAAGGAGCCTGATGCAGATGCACCGCTTGAAAAACAAGAAAAGTATCAAAAAGAAGTAGATGATTATCCAAAGAAACGAGAGGATGCCATACGTAAATATTTACGCAAGGCTGTAGATAAAGCTACTAAAGAGAACATGGAACTAACTAACGAGGAATTACAGAAAAAATATAACCTTCTTATGATTAATGAACTATGTGAACAGGAGTCATTTAAGAAGTTTAAAGAGATTTGCGTTTACTTTAGTATTTATAGGGATAAAAATTTCAAGAATAGATTGTTTAGTTCCTTTGATGAATTTGATAATCTTACACCTGAAATAAAAGAAAAGTTAATGAACGAATATACCTCTTTAGAGTTGGATACAGACACCCTAAAAAAATAGCTGGAAGCAATGCCATAGCCTCTTTATGGGCTGTAGCAAAGGCATTGCAAATCCCACTAGACCCTAAAGTAAGATATATAACAGACTTGCCTTATACTATATCCTATACAATAAGGAAACGAACACAAATAGATAGTCTAAATGAACTACCCAAAGAAAAACGTCCAACAGAAGAACTTATTTGGGATGGTACAGGAAAGGAGTTAGATAGTTGGATAGAAAGAGTTATGTCACCACGATCCAAAGAAACCTATGGAAAAGATGTTGTTATTAACATAGATGATGTTGAGGGCTAAAAGATGGCTAATCTAGAATTAAACGCATATATACAAACACTAGCTAAACTACAAGGTGCTATAGACACTACTGTTGGTTCTATTAGGATGCTAGAATCTCAAATGAATTCTAGTTGGGGAGCAACAGGTAGTTTTCTTTTGCCGTTACAGAACCAAGCGGATCAGTTAAAAATAAGGTTTGAGACACTTTTAGCTGCAAAAAACCAACTACTCTCTAGTCCTCCAAATGGAGGTTATAGACCAAATTGGGTACCATATAGTGACAAACCAGATTTAAGAGCAACTGGAACATCAATAGTTCCATACTCTAATCCTTTAGCTAATGAACGTCAAAGAGAAATATTAAGTAGATATATTAATATACAAAGGGAAGCAGTTAATTCTGAACAAAGAAGTATTCTAGAAGCAGAAATCGCCAGAAGACAGTATGCTTCTGCTATGAATAACTCAACACTTGCCTTAAAGCAACAACGAATAGAGGAAGCAGCAGGATATGTTCCAAATTGGGTATATGCTAAAGGAAAACCCAGTAATCCACAACAAGAACAAATAGATATTTTTACTAAAGAAATAGCAAGTCGTAGAAAAAGCTTAGAATTTACAAATGCCACTAATTTAATGAATGTTAGAGAAAAAATAAATTTAAATACTGGTTATAAGGTCTCTACGGATGCTGATTTCCTTGCTGGAAAAATAACACACGATCAGTGGAAAATATCAGTAGATGCATATAATCAACGGTTGGAAGCACTGTTATCAACTGAAAAAGAATTAGTAGCAACCCAGAAAATTCTTCGAAACACCCCTCCAGTTCCAACTAATCAGGGAGGTCTTGCTAATGCACCACTCACTTCCGGACAAAGACACGATCTAGGAAGAATTGGTAAGGGACCTGTCATAAATGATGCACTAGGTTATAGTCAAACACAGGCATACCAAAGCCAGATAAATGATGTTTTTGACCAAGCCCTAATAGATAACAAGTTCTTTGATGCATGGACTAATGACCCTAGATATTCGACATCAAGAAAATATGCAGAAGGTGTTGGTTTTAAGGGAGCACCAAACGTCACTACTGTAGGAACTAGTGGTGTTCAACAACTAGATTGGAAACAAGCTAGTGATATTGGTATAAATGAAAAATTACGCCTTTTTAATACTCCAGCTGGAGGAAATCTTGAATCGACCTCCAGACAGTATCAAACTTTAACATCAGCCATTGGTAGGGACATAAGGGAACTAACCAAGTGGTCCATTGCTATTGCTTTGATTTATGGTCCACTTAATGCTCTTAAATCCCTTACCGCAGATATGATTGAAAATCAAACTAGATTAGCAGACGCTATGATTGCTATGACAGGTGCTTCTTTACGGGTGGGAGAAGTTTTTGATTTAGTAAGACAATCTGCTGACGCTATGGGAACAGGTGTAGGTGATACTATCAACAGTTTTACTCAAGCCTATAGAGCCACTGGTAGCTTAGGAACAGTAAATGAAAGAATCACCACATCTACAGTATTGTTAAAAGACTCGATGATCTTAGCTAAACTTTCGGGCATGGAAGAGGCTGTAGCAATTGATACCTTAGCGGCCTCCTTACGACAAACAAATTCTCCATTAGATGAGGGAGCAAGTCTTCTAGATAAGTGGGTAAGAACAACGCAAGTAGCTAACGTAGACCTTTTAGCATTGTCTACGGGTTTTGCCGTTCTTGGTGATGCCGCTGAAACAGCAGGTATGAGTGTTGATGAATTAAACGGATTATTGGCTGCCATTGCAGAAACAGGTATTTCTAGTGGTAAGGAAGTAGCCAATACTGCCAAAGCAATTGTTTCTGGTTTCTATTCAGACAAGGCAACACTACAACTTAATAATCTTGGTATTGCTACAAAAGACGCTGAAGGAAATCTTCGTGACTTTAACAGAATTGCAACTGAAATTTATCAACAAAGACAGTTAGGTCTAATTACTGATACAGCATTTCAAACTACTGCTAGAGATATTGGTGGTGGTGGAAACCGTAGACAAGCACAGGTAACTACTTTATTAGAGAACTATTCAAGAGTCCAACAGGTAGCGGCAGAATCTGCCTTGGCTAATGGAGAAGCTCAGGCGGCTATGGGTAGAAGATTAGACACAGTGCAAACTTCTACTACTAGACTTAATAATGCATTCCAATCCTTAGCCATGTCATTAGGTAATGAGGGTGGAATATTAACACTATTTACAGACATTTTAGGAATAGCTACTACATTAACCAATGTATTTGATCAATTAATAGCTAGTATAGGAAAAGCCGGTCCAATGTTAATGACTATCGGAGCCGGAAGTTTGCTATTGAGATCGCAAGGTCCAACGGTAGGTACTGCTATTGGTGGTGGACTAGACAGGATGTTAGCTACTCTAATAGGTGTACGCTATGCTAATACATATGAACCTTCTGCTAATGTAGGTTGGATAGCTGGACAATCACCACAGGGAACCTATGCTGGTAGTCGGGCAGTAAACTCATTATTTTCTTCAACCCCTAATAGATTTAATATTGGTGCTGGTTTATTAGCTGGATTAGCACCAGCAGTCGCTAACTTAAGAAATCAAAACGAGGATCCATTTGCCACACAAAAAGCAGCAGGTAACGCTGCTGGTGTATTGGGTGGTTATTTTGCGGCATCTATTATGTCTTTTAGTCCCATTATAGGAATGGTTATTGGTTCAGCTATTGGTGAGGGAATAATAACTACAGCGACCAAAAAAGGAAATATGTCTGCACTTTTATTCGTACTCTCGGAATACGGAAGAGACCAAGGATATACCAATACAGCAAAATCACAATATACTCCAGATGCTGGAACCGATGCTTTATTTAAAACAGCAGGTTTTGGAAGTGCGTGGGTAGGAAAACTTATGTTAGGAATACCAGGGCTTGTTGCATCATTGGTTGGAGGCACCTCTGAAGAAATGGCCTATAACTTAACAGAAGATATGGCAAAAGCTGGAAATCACTCAGCACAAAGGTATATGGATGAGTTTAACAAAGCAAGGGATTTACTCATTCTACAAAATCCAGATATTTATAAAGTGCCAGCAACTTCTATGGATACGGCACAAAAAAATCAAATGGATACATATGGCACAACCTTAACCCAAATGAGAAAAGATGCTGAGGCTTTGTTACTAGAACAACTTCAAGCTGGTGACGTAACTCCTGCTGAGTACACTAGAAAAAGAGGCACACTTAGTACTTATGAGGAAAGGGCTACCAAGTACATGTCTACTTTTGGTAAACCCCTTATGGACTATTCTCCAACTATTAATTCTGAAATGGATGCTTATCAAGCATTTCTAAACCTAATTGTCAATGGTACTCCAGAAGCATTAGAATCCATTACTTCTATGTCTACAGAAATATATGATTTAAAAAATAAATTAGAGGGTTTAGCCAATCCAAAATATGCCGGAACCGATTTACTTACTATGGATAATGAATCACAAACCGTAGGTTACTTTATAGAGAAATATAAAGCACGAATAGCCGAATTAGAATCTATGTTGCCTGGAATAGTGGATACTGGTAATAGGGCGGCTCAAGCAGGATTGGTAAGATCGCCCACAGTAGTTAATGAGGCGCAAGCCTATAGTACAGCAGATTACAACTTAATAAGTAAAACCTACAGAGAACAGGAATTTGCTAGACTTAGACAATTAAATCCAACCACTGGACCAGAAGCAATAAGTAATGACCAGATTAATGCTTACCTAGATAGTCAAGATAAGTTTGGTGTATATGTAGAAGATTTTGGAACCTTTATCTATATGTTAACTGGAGGAATTGGTGGAGCCGGTAGTGACGCGTTTAGTAGAACCGCTAATGATCTTAGAGAAAAAGGATTAATAACCACCGGAACATCCAAAACCGAACAAAATTTACAAACATTAGATATATACTCCTCTCAATTTCCTTTGCTACAAATGTACACTGATCAAGCAAGAGCCGCTCTTAAAAGCGTACCAGGGTATGTAGAACCTGCCTCAGAAGCCCTAAAAGTATTTGGTAAGGATTGGATTGGTGGTGTCATACATGGTGATCAAATTGCTTTACGTTTAGCTTTGGAAAAACTTATTGGTATTGAGGAAAAACAACTGGAGGGTATTTACAACCTACCAGATGGTTCATTCTTTACTGCATTCCTTACTCCAGAATGGATGGCTCTTATGCCTAAGGGTAGTGGTGGAGCTAGTGGAGGTTATGTAGGCTCTTCAGAAATAACCACTACTACACCTACTACAGCAATTCCAGTCCCTGGAGCGTTGCCGGAGGACCCAGACGCTTGGTTGGAATATAGTGGTTTTGAATTAAAAACCCCTAAAGCAAGTAAACTACCATCTACAGGTAGATTTAGAGGAGCCAATAAACTTGGAGCATGGGAAAAGTCATTAAAACAACCCAGTATGCAGTATGATTTACCATACAGTCCTGAAGATGCGGAAATAATAAATAATCCAAAAATGCCCATGATCATACCACTTTTATTGAAAACCATGGGATTTACTGGTTTATCTGGAATGTCTTGGGGTGCAAGTGTTGGTGGTGCTCCCGCCGCTTCGAAGGTTAATCTAAACCTTAATACGACTACCAATGTTCATCTTGACGGAAGACTTATTGCGTCAATCATTAAAACATACCTTTCAGAAGATTTACTTAGAACAACCGCTGGATATGGTAAGACTACTAAAGACTTTATTGTATAAGGAGGCAAATAATGGCTTGGACACTTGACGGAAATGTCTTGTACGTACAAAAATTAACAGAAGGAACAAAACAAGTTATTGCCTCCTTAAATCCACTAGC